ATTGAATGTGATATAATTGGCGTGGACAGATCAGTAACTCATTCCTCAAAATCATTGCGCCATCCAAGGGTACTCCACGATCCCAACCTTTAATGTCTCCACTATCGGTGTATTCGAATCGCTCTAATCTTTTCCCCACTTCATTAAAACCCCCATACTGCATCACTAGGCCATATTGTATCCAGGATGTGCGATAGTTCTTTAAAATGTTGGCATTTTGCCGTCCATAAATTAGCTTTTCTTGCATTGCTACATCCATAGGGGGGTTAAAGGTTCCGCGTATTTTATTATCAACTAAGATTTCCTCAATCTCTTTTAGTTCATACTTAGCATTGTAATCACAAACCCGTACTTTAAAAGTTTCTAAAACATCTCGTTCCATAACCTCTTTATTGTCGATAAACTCTCCTTTATTTATCATGCCTTGGGCACGATAATAAGATGAAGGAGATGCACTTCGATTAACATAAAAAGAATCATCTGGATGTACGGTGGTCACAGCTAACTGAGTATGAAAGTATCGCTTGGCTAAGACAATAACGTAGTCTTGCAGCCGGTCATGAGGATATTGATGTGGCTTATCACATTTCTTAAAAGAAAGGGATAAATTGGTTCTGTTCTGCCTGACTGGTGCATGTGTTGCATGGTCAGTAACATACTTAGAGTCATCAAATAATCCAGATTTCTCATATGCTGCAAAATAGGGACATAATTTTATTTGAAGAGGTGATTTGTTTCCCAACTGCTTCATGTGTCCCATACTACGGCCTATTACTTTCAGATGTTCATACGTACGCAGGTCTTCGGTACGCCACCCAAGCTCGGGGATTAGTCATATTCGCGCAACTCGCGCGAGGATCCACCCTACTGTCGCAGGTGTGAATACAACAAATAAATTTGCAACATCCTTCCCTCGAGTCCCAACATGCATCCCATAGGCCTCGTCGTTGTACACAACGAGTGCTCCACAATCCCCTTCATCCGAATTTACCGTATATTCGGACTCGCCAAGAACATTTGTCCAGCGCCATGGATTGCGGGTTGGGGCATTCACCCATTTCTCAGCCCGTTTCACAGTAATACACAAACTGAACTCGCCATCTCGGCGCTGTCCCAGTTTCATTGCCTTTACTCCCGAAACTGACTTCTCTAAAACTGCTTGCGTCTTTGGCCCTAATACAGCTAGATCGATTTCTGGGTGAATAACAAATTGCTGCCTTTCAATTCCCATCACTGCTTTGCCAGTGACGGTATATAATTGCAGATTTTTGTGTTCAAAAAAATGTGATGGCAAGGTCCACACTACGGCTCGGGTTTCTTTATCACTCATGTTTACGCGTGACATATATCCAAGCTCAATAGATCCAGAAACCACTACCAATCGATCCGATGGTGGTCCATCAGAAGGTAACAATGTAGCTCCTTTCATGGAAGCCTCTCTCCCTTTTCGTGGCAAGATGTCATTTCCTTTCCTTTCCTGCCGTTGCATTTGAGCGATCATATTCTCAAGCTCCTTAATCCGTTTAATTGGATCAAGTGTTGTCATCTCGAGGACATTCTTTTTCTTCGCTTCAGGGGCGCGACTGGCTTCGGTGTCATAGCCATTGTCATGGTTGAGCCCATGCCTTCTTGACCACTGGTCGCTATAATCGCGTGCATGCCATTGTTGCATGTCAAGATCCTCTTGGTAACCATGGTACCAGTCATCGAATTTTACATCAAGATCATATCCATATCTTTCCAAATATTCAGTCTCCCGTTCATATTTGTCCATTAATTCCTCTTGATCATAATTCTCATCTTCCCATTCATCCAAGAGATCATCAAGTGCTTCATGGTAGTAACCCTTTTGATCCAGGTACTCATACCACTTAGTTCTACCTAATTCACCCATCTTCTGAAACTCACGTCTCA